AAAGAATAAGTAGTGTGCTATAATCTTTTTAGAAACAAGATAACAGGTTTAAAGAAAGGAGAAATGAATAATGAAAATTATAGCACGAGAGGAAATAAATAGGATTCCGTGTGACAAGATGTTTAGTTACAACGGAAACAACACTCTGTGTCATGCTACCGGCTACGAGGTTGCCATCATTGATATTGGTGAACCGAATGACGAGCCGACATGGTGGAATGAATACGTTCTACCAGACGGTTCAATTGTTTATGGGAGGTGAAGAAACAATTCAGATTATTGGCAGTGCTATGATTGATAGCACTGCCAACACTTTATCTTTTCGGCTTTTAGTTTCACGTGAAACATAGAAAGGAGATCATATATCATGGCAAAATTCAAGCCCACGGCCAAACTTAGCTTTGGTACAATCGAGCAATACAACCCTCAGTACCTTATGAACAACTACTCACCCTCTGAAATAAGAAAAGAGTATTCGAGAATCCGCGCAATAGCAGTCAAGCGTTTAACCAGACTTGCAAAAGCGGGCTTCGGCGAAACATCCGTATATAAATATAATGTGTTCAACACAAAGAAGTTGTCGGAACTGACTGAGAAGCAGATTCCGTTAGCCCTCTCACAGTTAGCCCGTTTTCTTGTTAACCCTCTCTCAACTGTCACGGGTCAGAAAGCACAGCGGAAACAGAAAATAGAAAAGTTACAATCGTATGGATACGACGTTAACGAAAAGAATTTTCAAACCTTTGTGGACTTTATGGAACTTATTTCACAACAGGCAATTGATTTGCAGTACGACTCAGAAGCAGTCGTAGAATTGTGGGAAGCAACTCGGGATAAAGTTACACCTGCTACAATCGCAAAGGATTTAGATAGTTGGCTTGAAAAACGTTTTTTGATTAGTAAGCTGCCGGATATCGCATCAAAAGATGCAGATGAAATTCTGCGACTATTAAAGGAGTAAAGAAAATGATTACAGATGTATATGAGTTTGATTATTCGATTTTCAAAAAAGCCAAAAATGTAAAAAGAAAAAAAGGTTCAAGAAATATGAAAAATTATAAAAACTTAGTTTGTGCCTTCGACATTGAAACGACACGTTTAAAAGAGATCGAGCAATCTATAATGTACATCTGGCAGTTTCAAGTAGACGAAAACTGCACAGTGATAGGAAGAACATGGGATGAGTTTAGATATTTCATGCAAGAAATAACCGGGCGTTTGGAAGACATGGAATACATTGTAGTATATGTCCATAACCTTTCCTATGAGTTTCAGTTTCTTTCCGGCATCTATCCGTTTTCGAAAGAAGAGGTATTTGCTCTGGATAAAAGAAAGGTCTGCAAGTGTGAAATGTACGATCATTTCGAGTTTCGATGCTCATACATTCAAACGAACATGTCCTTGGAAGTGTTCACAGAAAAAATGAATGTAAAGCATAAGAAATTATCCGGCGATCTGGATTATAACGTTCAGCGTTTCAGTTACACTGAATTATCAGAAGCCGAACTGGCATACTGCATCAACGATGTGCAGGGTCTGGTAGAAGCCATTAAAACTGAGATGAAAAACGATGGTGACACGCTCTACACGATCCCCTTGACGTCAACCGGTTATGTTCGCCGTGATGTAAAAAACGCACTGACAGGGAACAGATGGATCATGGGCATTCAGCCCGATTTTGAAACATATCAACTAGCAAGGGAAGCGTTCAGGGGCGGCAACACCCATGCAAACAGGTTTTATGCAGGTTGGATATTGGAAGGTGTACATTCTGCAGACAGATCATCAAGTTACCCGGGGGTGCAGTGCAATCGTGCTTATCCAGTCACTCGTTTTCACAAAATTTCAAAACCTGTTCCAGACGCATCACAGATCATTGATATGATGAAGCGTCGGGAAAAAGCAATCTTGATGCGGGTATCATTTAAAGGACTTTCGTTGAATGATTGCTCATGGGGATGTCCCTATTTGGCAAAAGATAAGTGCAGAACAATTGTAAATGGGGTATTCGATAATGGTCGGGTGTTGAGTGCTGATTATCTGGAAACCTCTATCACGGATGTGGATTTAAGAATTGTCGTCGAAGAGTATCACATTGAAGAAATTGTGCCGATTGACGTTTTTACCGCCCGATACGGTAAACTCCCCGCCACCATGATTGAAATTATATGTTTGTATTATAAGAAGAAAACAGAACTGAAAGAAGTAGAAGGACAGGAATATTTCTACATGAAAAGTAAGAATAAGCTCAACTCTATCTATGGAATGACAGCGCAAGACCCGGTAAAAGAAGCTATTTTATATCAAGATGGAGAATTTACCATTGATACATCAAAGACGAAAAAAGAACTGTTGGAAGAATTTATGAAACGGGCGTTCATTCCGTACACCTGGGGCGTATGGTGTACCGCATGGGCACGGTATGAGTTGGAAGAGGGAATGCGAATCGTAACTGATCAAGGCGGAACGTTTATTTACTGCGACACCGATTCGATCAAGTATTTAGGTGTCGTAGATTTTTCATCATACAATAACGAAAAAATAAAACTGTCGAAACAGAACGGTGCATGGGCTACTGATCCACAGGGCAAAGAGCATTTCATGGAAGTTTATGAACAAGAAAAGGAAGCGGATCGCTTCATTACCTGGGGTGCGAAAAAGTACGCCTATGAAGTAGATGGAAAATTAAAGATCACGGTTGCGGGTGTCCCGAAAAAAGCAGGTGCGGAAGAATTAAAGAGAAAAGGCGGTCTGGATCTATTAAAGCCCGGTTTCGTATTCAGTGATTGTGCTAAACTGGAAACCGTTTACAATGACAAGCCGGAAATAACAAAATATATAAATAAAGATGGCAAAACGATCGAAATAACGAAAAACGTTGTGTTACGACCAACCACGTATGCAGTAGGCATTACAAAGGAATATGAGGATTTATTGCAGGATGCCCTTTTGTATAATAAATCAGTAAAAATTTTAAAAGGGACAAATTTATTAGCTTGACAAAAACTACAAACAGGTTTATAATAGGTGTTGTAAAGAACAAAAAACAAAGAAAGGAGCAGAAAACATGAAAGGAACTATTAGCAAGACAGTGGTTACCACTCTGTTGGAAGTGAATCGTTACAACGAGGAAACGAAAACAGAGGAAACGGTTACTAGAAAGTTCATGACACTGAGAACCCCCAGCCATGAACGCATTGAAAATTATCTTATGGAAGATAAAGGATATCTCAGTTTCAAGGTGATTTCTAGCATGGAAGAAGTATACGTCATGGAAGCAGATGAATTTATCAAGAACGCAACAAGAAAGGAGTAATCACAATGAAAGTTATCAGAACGAAAAATGAACAGATTAGTGTGAAAGAAAAATACCTCATGAGCATGAATCCGGAGATCCGGCGCATGAGAGATGCTGAGGGGATGAATGTTATTCCGGTGCTTAACTGGATGATCTATTCGGATACAGATAAAGAAGGAAATGAACAGACCCTTCTTTCCATCCTGTCTGAGGATAATGTCGCATATGCGACAAACAGCCGGACATTTATCGAGTCTTTTGATACTCTGTGTGATATGTTCACAGAGAGCGGAGAAGAGATTACCGCTATCAAGGTAATTGGTGGGCAGTCAAAAGCAGGACGGCACTTTATCACCTGTGCCTATGCCGAGTAACTAGTTAACAAATTATAAAAAACTATATATCTCATTTGTGTATTTCAAGTAAAGCCCCGTTCCGTTATCGGGGCTTTTTCCATAGAGGTGTATCATATGAAAGAGAAGAACATTTATGACCGTAACGGTTTTATCAATATACCAGCAATATACAATATAGATGTGCCGTTTATCTTTATTGTTGGTGGTCGAGGAACAGGAAAAACTTACGGCGTGTGTAAGTTTGCGATTGAGAAAAAGATCAAGTTTGCGTTGATGCGACGGACGCAGACACAAGCCGATCTGATATCGAAACCCGAGTTTTCACCGCTCAAACCGGTGCTAGGAGATATGAACCGGATGTTTAAGGCGGTGTCATTAACAAAGCAAAACAGTGCGTTCTATGAAACAGATATGGAAGGAACAATTATTTCCCCGGAGCCTTTCTGTTATTCACTGGCACTGTCAACAATATCAAATATGAGAGGTTTTGATGCAAGTGACATTTCTCTCATTTTCTATGATGAGTTTATCGCCGAAGCGCATGAGCGTCCATTGAAAAACGAAGCGGAAGCGTTCTTTAACTGTTACGAAACAATTAACAGAAACCGTGAGTTGAAAGGGATTGCACCAGTCAAAGTAATCTGTGCGGCGAATAGCAATAACATGGCAAATGAATTGTTCATATCATTGGGTCTGGTGCTGAGAGCAGAAAAGATGTATCAGAACGGAACATCTATCTGGATTGACAAAGAAAGGGGTCTGGCACTGATCATCTGTCAAGACAGCCCGGTTTCGGAAGCGAAAGAAAAGACAGCACTGTATAATCTGGTGTCACGGGATTCCGACTTTTACCAGATGTCACTGAAAAATGTATTTACGAAAGACAGAGCGGACAACATTGGAAGCAGAAACATCAAAGAGTTTAAACCCCTAGTTCATGTGGGTGAAATGTACATCTATCGTCACAAGTCACGACATGAGTACTATGTCACCTCATTCAAGTCCGGTGTGTTCAAAGATAACTACACGATGAGCGAAAATGATAAGGTGCGCTTCCGGTTAAAGTACCGTTACTTATGGATTGCGTTCCTATCACGCTCTTTGTATCTTGAGAACTATATCATCCAAGTTCTTTTCACGAAATGTTTCACGTGAAACAACTTGCTAAAAAAAAGGTTCTATGTTATAATTATAGGTGAAAAGGAAGTGCTAGAAACAATCCCGGAAGGATGCACATGTTCTATGTTTCGGAACAGGAATCTTTTTCACAGGCGGTATATACAACCGCCTGTTTTATTAAAAACCGGGAGAAAGAGGTGGATATGGACGCAAATGCAATCATGACCATGGTGCAGACGTTAGGTTTTCCAATCGTTTGCTGTGCTGCACTCTTTTGGAGAATGATGAAAGAGTCCGACAATCACAAGGTGGAAATGGAAAAAGTCACTGATGCATTAAACAACAACACACAGGCACTTATCCGTTTGGAAGAATCATTGAAAGGAGAAAAAGAAAAATGAAACAGGAAGACATTTTAGCATTAGCAAAAGCTGGGTTTACCCGGGATCAGATTGTTGCTCTGGCTGGTTTACAGACATCCCCAGTTCAGCAGACAGCCCCGGTTCAGCAGACAGTCCCGGTTCAGCAGACAGTCCCGGTTCAGCAGACAGTCCCGGTTCAGCAGACAGCTCCAGTTCAGCAGACAGCACCTGTTCAGCAGACAGCAACATCAGGTGACCCCGTTCTGGATGCTCTTTTGGGACTGAGGGAAGATATGAAAAAGCAGGCGTTGCTTTTCGCATCTCAGCCGGGACAGAAGCAGGAAACAGCGGACAGCATTTTAGCTTCTATTATTAACCCGAAAGGAGAAAAATAATGGCTAACGATTTATCTTTTGACCAGCTGTCCACGGTGCTGACAGCAATCGCGAATCAGGCTACTGGTGTGAACAATATCACGCCAATTGATACTGCTTCTTTTGTCACCGTTGCACAGACGGCACTGAAAAGTGGCTATGATCCCCTCACAACAGCAATTTCACAGGTACTGTCAAGGACGATCTTTTCCGTCAGACCCTACACACGAAAATTCAGAGGCTTAAATGTGTCAAATCAGAGGTATGGAAATCATGTTCGTAAACTGTTGACAATTGACAAACCGTTTGAGGACGACGATCGTTTTAAACTGGTTGACGGGCAGTCAATCGACCAGTACAAAGTAAACAAGCCGAAGGTGTTACAGACGAACTTTTACGGCGCTAATACCTATCAGAAATCCGTAACAATTTACAAAGATCAGCTAGATTGCGCTTTCTCATCGCCGGATGAGTTCGCATCATTGATCTCGATGGTAATGCAGAATGCGTCCGACATGATTGAGCAGGCGCATGAGGAAACAGCACGTGCGACAATCGCTAATTTAATAAGTGCTGTCTATAACATGGAAAAAATCACGGACCTGCATGAGCCAGCAAGAGCGAACGGCGGACGAAGGGCAGTTGATTTGTTAAAAATGTACAACACGCTTAAGGGCACATCACTTAAAGCGGCTGACCTGTTCAAATCGGAAAATTTTGAAAGTTTTGTGAAATTTGTTTTTTCAACAATTAACACCTATGCAGATTTGATGTCTGACAGGAGCACTCTTTTTTGTTCACAGTTGCAAGATTATGCAATTATTAGACACACACCTAAGGTTCGCATGAAATGCTATCTCCTCACCGATTTGGTAAACAAAATTAACAGCGAAGTATATTCCTCTGTTTTTAATCCCGACTTCCTCAAAACAGTGGATTTTGAAACGGTTAATTACTGGCAGAACCCACTGTCTCCTGAGCATATTAACAATAAACCAGTTTGGTTGAAAACAGATGGTAGTGTACACGCTAATACGACAGAAGTCATGATGTCTAACGTTGTAGGCGTTCTTTTCGATGAGGAAGCCGCGGGGTATACTACAGTAAATGAATGGTCTCAGCCGACTCCGTTCAATGCCAGGGGCGGTTACTACAATCAGTTCTGGCATTTCACAGACCGTTACTGGAATGATTTTACAGAAAATGCAGTGATTTTCTATATCGAGGAGACCGCCGCTGTGTGATAAAGATTCGCTCGAAAACGAAAAAGAGAATGTTTCACTTGAAACGAAAAAAGAGAATGTTTCACATGAAACGAAAAAGAGAATGTTTCACATGAAATGTAAAGAAAGGAATAACATGGCACTGAGTATTACTCTTTACACTTTCTCGAAACGGCTTAACAGCACAAAAAATCCCCCCGCTGAGGGGGGATTCACTGTACAAGCCGTTTTGAAAGATAACACATCTATCATCAGACCGGAACTGGAAGTTGTCGAAAATGTGACGGCTTATAACTACTGCTATATTCCCGACTTTTCCCGATACTACTTTGTTCAAGATGTGATCTGGGAGCGTGGTGTCTGGCGTGTAGTTCTGTCCGTGGACGTTCTGGCATCTTTCAAAGAGGTGATCGGAGATACGACAGCATATATTCTGCGCTGTGCAACGTTTCAAGACCCATCCATCACTGATCTGCTATATCCTGCGGTCACGGAAATTGACACACAGAAAACAGAATTTACCTTGGAAGATGGATGGGTTGAGAACCCGACCGTGGCAAACGGTTATTACGTAGTAGGTATTGTAAACAATCTGGATACTGCCTATGGGGCGGTTGCCTACTATGTTATAAGCGGAAAAGAAATGGCGGATTTCCGTGCTTATATGTTAGGTGATATTCAGTCATGGGATCAGATCACAGACTTTTCCGGTGACGTTGCAAAAGCGTTCATTGATCCCTTCCAATATGTAGTATCTTGTATGTGGTTTCCGACCGGAGTCCCGGTTGATGCGACCAAAAAGACAATCGCTTTCGGCTACTGGAAATCAACCTTAGAAGCATCTGTATTATCTCAGACAACACGGAACTATCCGTTCTCCTTAGCCCGTCCCGACCGGACTCATAACAAAGACCTCACTTATCTGTACCGCACGCCTTGGGCAAATTATTATTTGTATCTTCAGCCGTGGGGTGCAGTCCAATTGGATGCGTCAAAGATGGGGAAAAACGGGCTCAGCTGTAATATCACATACGATTTCGTGAGTGGAAAAGCGATCTTAACCGTTACTTCGAAATTAACCAATGATGTGCTGTACACCGGGGAAGCACAGGTAGGTGTGCAGATGCAGTTATCGAACGTAGGTTTGAATCTGAAAAGTGCTACTGGTGGCGTGAGCGGACTGATTGAAGCGGCGAAAAACTCCATCGGCGGTGTGATCGGAAATATCGGACAGAAGTTCAGTGCAAGCAATATTGCGTCTAGCGCAATTTTGAGCAACGCATCTGTACAAAGCACAGGAACCAACAGCGGCATGGGGGCAGATTCGCTTGGAGGAAAAGCCACTCTTTTTGCAAACTACTATGAATCAGTCATGTTTGACGTTGCCGACAACGGAAAACCGCTCTGTCAGACCAGGAAGATTTCGGACTGTACCGGATATGTAAAGGTAGAAAATGGAGCGATTGATTTTTTCGCAACCGAACCGGAAAAGCAGATCGTAAAAGAATATTTAGAAGGGGGATTTTATTTTGAGTGAAATTAAAATGTATTCACTACCGACAACCGTTGCCGTTGCTATACTGGTGATCGGTGGCAATTACGGGAATGGAACAGACCGCACCAAACGGTTGAAAGCGGATGGCTTCGATCCCGTCAAAGTGCAGAAGTGTGTAAATGATCTTCTTCCTATTATTAAGAGGTATCGTTAATGGCTGGGAATATTCAAGTGTCGTATCAGTGGGCAATCGACACTTGTAACAAAAAGAATGTTGGCTACTCACAGACATACCGGAATCAGCAGACAGTTAACGGAATCACTTATTATGATTGTAGTTCCTTCGTCTGGTATGCTCTTCTCGCATCTGGTTTTGATGTGGTAACCGCACACGGCGGGCAGTCATGGCCATTCACCACGTATGATATGGTAGGTGTGCTGGATGCCCTCGGCTTTAACCGTGTCCCGGTTGGTGATCCATGGAAACCCGGTGATATTCTTGTGAGGAACAACAGCTATGGAAACCACACGGAAATGGTCTACAATGGGCGCAGAACCATGGGTGCCCACAGTTCCACTTATCCGCTAGGAGAACAGGTTTCCATTAACACTGGGGAGAGCAATCCCGCTACATGGGATACCTGTCACAGGTTCGGTGGGGGAGCAAGCGGTGCGAAAGGAAGCAGTGCGTACGTTGTTGCGGCAATCTGCGGGAACTTCTGGCAGGAATCCGGCATCAATCCCGGAATCTGGCAGAACTTGAATCAGTCATCCTTTACGGATTTACTAGTCGGGTTCGGCCTTGGTCAGTGGACAAATACGGAAGGGGATACCCATGGACGGCTTAACAAATTACATGAATGGCTAATGAACAATGGTTATGAAGATGATGATGGCGTTGGTCAGCTGAATTATCTGATCCATGAAAACGTCTGGTACAGCACCGGCGAAGCTTCTGCATACAAGAATCTGACCGAATTTTTAACCAGTGACAGTACGGATATCGCAGCATTAACCCACGCGTGGAATATCGGTTGGGAAGGAATCCATGACAGTTCGTGGGATGCCCGTGTCCAGTATGCGCAGAACTGTTATGACTTTATCACAGCTCATGCAAATGATACGTCCATCACCACCTGGGCAAAAGGAAACCGATACCTCAGCGAAGCAGAGCGTTATAACAACGCAGTGTTGATATACCGCTTCCTCAGCACCGGGGCAACACCCGGAACAGGAACAACGTTTCTGATCGCTATTCTCAGTAAGAAAAAACGGAGGGATAGAAGAAATGTATAATGGAATCCCGTTTTCAGCGGATTATATCAACGCCGCTAACTCTGTAATTTCACCATCAACCGTACACTGTAGGAATACAAGCCTATCTCTGTATTTTCAGCGCTATCTCTTACAGAAAGCAATGAGCGTATTCAAATGGGAGATGCCGCGAGAGTGGTCAAAGAACTATACCCTTTATACGCTGTACTGTTGGGGCTTTTTTGCAGTAGTGAATACAGATAAATATGGAGTCATTCCACAGGCTTGCGGTTTAAGGGGGTATGATGTCTTTTATCAGCCCACCAATGCGATCATCACGAACCCACTTTTATCTGGAACGCTTGAGCCGAGGATTGGCTTGCAGTGCGAACTGGTTAGACTACAGCCCGATTACGGTGGGATTATGGATATTGTTACCTACTATGCGGATATGTTAGCACTGTGCGCCGAATCGGTCGGCATGAATCTGGTAAACAGCAAGCTTGCTTATGTTTTCGCCGCTGAGAATAAGGCCGTGGCGGAAACGTTCAAGAAGCTGTATGATCAGATCGCCGCTGGAAACGTAGCCACTGTGATTGACAAACAGCTTTTCCGGGACGATGGCAAGGCAAACTGGCAGATGTTCAATCAGAATGTTGGGCATAACTACATTGCAGATCAAGTGCTTTCGGATATGCGTAAAATCGAAGCTATGTTCTGTACGGATGTAGGAATCCCAAACGCCAACACAGACAAGAAGGAACGTCTGATTACAGATGAAGTAAACGCCAATAAGGTTGAAACACGCTCAAAATGCGATCTCTGGTTGGAAGAATTAAAAGAATCCTGTGCAAAAGTGCGTGATATGTTTGATGTTCAGTTAGATGTGGACTGGCGTTACAAAGGGGGTGCAGAAGATGGCAGTGATGAGTCTGTTGGGGCTTTATAACTATAACGATTCTCTGTTGGATGGAGTGCTTGAAAACTTGCCCAACAAAAATGGTATACCGTCCGACTATCCGGATTCCTATTACACGGATGTTATCATCGACCCGACCACGGTTGTGGAAAATCTGCTGGTTGATTGCTCTGAATTTGAAATTCTTTATGCTGACTTTAACGCTTTAAAGCGTATCATTAAAATCTGGTCTGCAAAGGAAAAACCGGTGTGGCAGAAAATGTACAATACGGTCTGCTATAAATACAACCCAATATGGAACAAAGACGGGAAAATCACGTGGACAGAATCGGAAACCGGAACAGGTAGTAAAACAGAAACAGAAACCGGAACAAAAACCGGCACTGGAAATGATACTATCACAGATGATTATACCTCAACGAGTGATACGACAAATAAAACAACCGGAACGGGGTCAAGCAGTAGAAAAGGGACGGATGAAACGACCGGAAAAGTTTCTGCATATAATAGCACTGATTTCCAGAACAGGGAGCAAAGCAATAGTACAAATACGGAAACAAACAGTTCCGAAAGTACAGAAAATTTCACGGGAAAAGGAACGGTAACGAACAAAGGCACAAAAGCAAATGTGCGCAGTACTAGTGAAACAAATAATGTTTCACGTGAAACAAATGATAGTAACACGGGTGAAACAACTCATGAACAGCATGACACCGGTAATATCGGGGTAACTATGACTCAGCAGATGATAACTGCCGAACGTGAAATTGCAGTGTTTAATATTATTGATTTCATTATCAATGATTTTAAGGAACGTTTCTGTTTACGAATTTATTAAGGGGGGATTAGAAAATGGGATTATTTGATCAGTTTCCGTACACCAATTTTCATGAACTGAACCTGGATTGGATTATCAATGAAATGAAAAAACTGCGACAGGATTTTGACAGTTTACCGGATACAATCATTGAAAAACTGATTGCAAATTTCAGACTTGGCAATTTCATCAATGTCAAGTTACTCGGCGCAAAAGGTGACGGTATCGCAGATGATACTGCGATCATCCAGAACGCATTGGATAAATGCAAGGCTGTGTTTATTCCGGCTGGAACATATAAAATTACTACGCTCTTTATCAACACGGATAATACACTCCTGGGAGAAAATGCAGATTCTACAATTTTAAACGGTATTGTGAAAACCGCCGGCTATGATGAAAATGTTGATAGCAATAATGCCGGCGGTGTGCATGATGCTATCATATGCAACCTGTCTATCACAGGCGGCGGTCTGCGAATGTACGGCTACCGAAATTTCCTGTCACATATCTATGTTCATAAGTGTGACACGGGGCTGATTTCGGAATGGGCAACGTACCTGGGCGGCGTGGCGGAAACGGACGAGGGCAATGTTGGATTTATGGAAACAATCGTTGATAAATGCAGATTTTACAACAACAGTAGAGGCGTAATCTGGAAAGGCCCTCATGACAGCATATTCAATGAATGTTGGTTCTATCTGAACGGCGATGCTTTATCCCTTGAAAAAAGCGAACAGTACAGTGCTACGGCTTGTATCATCGGTAACTCGCATTTCTATGCAAATAGAAAAACCGCTTGTACTGATAATGCAGGATGTTATTTCTTTAACACACAGCTTGAAAGCACGGGTTACAACAATCAGAGCGGTGATACCGTGTGTGCGCTCGATCTTGCACACGGCGGTAGCAGAGTTGTAAATTGTTTCATCTTTTCCAATACGGTGGGCGTAGCACTGAAAATGTTATCATCTGATAACTATGTTAATGACTGCTTTCTGTTTAACAATGCGAGCGCTCTGGAATGCAGAGGGCAAAGAAATGATTTCTCTGTGCTTCTCAGAAATAACACGAAAACACATGATGTGTTAGCGCTTGACAAAACGTGCAACGTGAACATCAAGGGACAGTTAACACAGTTCTCACAGCCTGCTATCCGGTTAATCAGTAAAACAATACCGACCGCCGCTGATGCGCAACATGCGGTTGTAAATGACACAGGATCAACCGTGATCGTTTATCAGCGAGGGCAGGGTGCGACTTTTGTAAAACACGGCAATCAGCTTTTATCAGCACAGGCGGCTAACTGTATTGTTCTTGAAAACGGTGATTCTATTTACTACAATGATGCGGTTCCCGCGGACTGGACGTGGATGCCGGTTAACTTATAAAAGAAAGAGGGCTTATAGCCCTCTTTTCTTATATCAGACAGATGATTTTGTCGCCGTTCTTAGAATGGAAAAAAACTTTGAAAAAGCTGACTTCCATTTTCATGTAGGTCGGGTTCTGTTCGAAACAGCCCTCGACCGTGTTGGAATAGACTTCTCCGTGTTCATCAGTGATGATTACCAGTGAACGGTTTTTGAGGTTACCACAAGCTAGTAGTAGATCTCTTAATGTCATAATATTCTCCTCTCTATGTGAGATAAACGTCATCTCAGCTTTTAATATTTTCTCAGCCACTTTGCCGCTCTCGATCTGTATTTATCATCCGCCCATACCTTTTCCATTATTTGTTTGACCTCTTTTATATTTCTAACAAGTTCATCTCTGTATCTCGTTGGCATTTCCTTTTTCATCTTCGAACACGGGTATCCGTACCTTGTATAATACTCTTCTTCCTATGTATTCTTCATACACGCACAAGCCTCTCTGACTTGCTAAATAAATAACCTCTTGTTTTTTCATATTTTTATCCTCAATAAACTGAATAATTTGCGAGCGCCTGCTCTAATAATTGAACTGTTTCCATCTCGATTTGATATTCCTCTTTGCTTATCACACCTAATTCATAGTCAATTTTTGCATCTTTTTCATATCTGTTCGTTTCTTTATACATCATTGTTCTTTTTCTTTTTGTTCCAGATAAGTATGGTATAATTTTCTCGCCTTTTCTCACATTTTGTTTTATGTAAGAATAAAATTCTCTTGTTTCTTCTGAAATTGTTTTTGTCATTCTGACCATCCTTTCTATGTTTCATGTGAAACATTAAAAACTTGTTATCTTGTTTCTATAAATATT